TCTGATACTGGATAAATTTGCTGAACAACTGCTCCAGGATACTCTCCCTGTAGTTGTTCACCCAGTTCTCTTTTGGAAGGAACTCCACTTTGAGTGGTCATTTCCATCCGATAAAGACTACCATTCCATAAAACATCAGCAACATATTCCTCACCAACTTGTTGTTGTTCTGGTGAAGAATTGATATAAAGATTTCCTGTGAAATCACCAGCAATATTAACCGATTCTGAGATAAATTGCCTAAAAGATTTCATATCATTCCTCTTCTTCTGTTTCTTCGGTTTCACCAAAAAGGTTTGCTGCTACTGCTGGACGAAAAGCATCGATCTTTTCTGCAGACTTTGTAAATAAAAGTTCTTTAATTTTATCACTAACTTGGGATGGTGATTCGTCAGCAATAATCATATCCAGAAGATCATCCATTTTTAATACCTATAACTAATCGTTTTTATTTATATTTCACCACCCTTGGGAATTTGTGGTGCTTCAACCGCTTTTTCTTGAGACTTTAGATCTGGTTCCATGATAGGAGCTCCTAAATCCATCCCTGCAGATTGGTCTAATGGCATACCCGTTTCTGGGTCAACGGGTACATTTGGGTCAGGAATAATACCATCTTCTATTTCTTTTTTAATCAATTGGTCTTGCTCTAAGATTTCAATATCTGTCTGGCGAAGAATCTTTCTTCTCACATAATCTTGAGAGAAGTATCTGCCAACATATGGCTCAGCAGTTGCAACCATATTCAGCCTTTCGTTCAGCAACTCCGCATCTTTCAGTTCAGAGAAGTGATTATCATATAAGAAATCATATTGAATATGCTCACTCATTATCTCCCAATCTTCTGGAGTAATAATATTTTTGAGAATCAATTGAGTTCTTAGAATGTCATTAAACATGTTTGAGAATCTTTTTCTTAAGCGCCCAACAAACTTAGTAAACTTAAGTTCGTCTCTAAGAATTTCTGATGAACGACCTAAGTTAAAACCACCTTCTCCGTCCATTCTTGATGGTGGAACATTTAGTGAACGATATAACTTCTTCTTAAAATACTCAATATCCGTAATTTCTCCCAGATTTTGACCACCTGGAAGAGTTGAAATTTCTGTTCCTCTACCACCTTCGCGGCGAGGAAGCCAGAAGTCCTCAAGCATTGCCATATACTTTTTATCGTCACGAATTTCACCAGTATTTGCATCATATACAAGTTTGTTACGATAGCGCATCATAACATCACGAAGATATTGTTCTGCTTTTACCTTAGGTAAATTGCCTACATCGATGTAGAAAATTCTACGCTCAGGAGCACGAGACAATCTGTAGATAACGAGAGAGTCTTCAATCATGCGGAGTTGATTAAGTGACTTGATTGCCTTGTGCAAATATGAAAGTGTATTTCCTTTATTTCTATCTACCAATCCAGAAGTACAATATGTAATTGCATCTTTTGCAATTTTTACACCTTGACTTGCTCCAGTTGCATTAACATTTCCTGTTGGATATTGGGATTTGGGATTATAAATGAAATACTCTTCAATCTCTGGGAATGGATAATCCATAGGATTATCACTGTTTATTCTTTGAACTGCGGATATATTATCTTGAGGTCTTTTCTTTTCTTGACGAATATAACGCATCTTCATTGCGTCAATATAACGAAGCTCTTGAATTCCCTCTTGTGGATTCTTCAAATCAATAACTTTGTGGTAGTAAATCCTTCCATCAATGTACCAGTTTCTATAAATCTCATGTGATTTTTTGTCAAAATCCAAAAGATTTAGAATATGCTTAAATTCTTGTCTTATTTTTTTCTTAATTCCATCACTTGCATTAAGATTTGATAATTCAATTTCTACTGGAGTATCGTTTGTATCCGAAACAATTGCTTCATTTACAATATCCTCAATGGCACTATCAACTTCCGGATGAAGTGCCATTTCGCGATATCTTTTGATTAACTCAAATTCAGTTCTGTAAACCCCTTCAATATCAACATAAGAACCAAAAAAACCACTACTCATGTAATGGTCAACCCCGTCCTCATCATTTGGTGGAACGGGGGAGACTGCATTAGGTGAGAGTGGTTCGGTATCCTCTATTGAGAATCCAAATAATTTTGACATGATTTATTTTGAATTTATCCTTTCACCTATTTATGATATTAGCGAATAACTTCCTGGTCGTTCTCTGCAGAACCATCAGCTGAACCAGTACCAGCAACCCAGTATTGAACTTGGAGTTCAACGGTAAATTCTTCAATTGTATCTGAAGACTCGTAAGATACATCAATAGCAGAGACATTTGTTGGGAAAATATCAACAAATGTGTAAGTTCTTAATGCTATTGCGTTTGTTGCGCCACCAGCTCCATTTTCGTTTGAAGAAAATGGAGTTCCTCTATCAATAGTACTAACTCCTCTACCAAGTTGTCTTACAGTAGCATTGCCCATGTAAGATGCAGGTGTAGTTAATCCACTAGCATCACTCATTTTGTTAATTGCATTCATCCACTTTTCAAAAGCAGTTCTTATTGCAAAGTTTTCATCGTTAATAATTGTAATTGTCCATGGGTCTACTGTTCTATCACCAGCAACTTTTAAAGTTCTTCCTCTGAAAGGAATCTCTATTGGACTAACATTTGATGCAGGAAGTTGAGCTGCCTTGCATAAGAACTGGAATTTTCTTTGCAGTTCTCCATCAAAGAATGCTCCAATTGCATCATTTGGTCCACCAGGAAATGAAATGTCAACTTCAAATAGGTTAGCTCTTGCTCCTCCACCAGAAAGAGTTGATTTAAATTGTGAAATAGTTCTGAGATTAGCCATTTTTAAGTCCTCCTTAAGTTAATTGATTTTTTAATTAAACTCTTCCAGTAACTTCTTCAAAGCTAACACCAGTTCTGGTAGCAACGAAGGTGAGTGTTACATAATTAATAGACTTCGTTGGTTTTAGGAAGATATCAGCTCTAAACTCATTATTATCAATTACATCAGGAGTATTATTTGTTTCGTCACAAAGAACTCTAAAGTCGATTAAACCTCTCTTTGCTTGAATGTCGCGTAGATATGGTTCAACAACATTTACAAAGTTTGATCTGGTTGTTGCATCATTAAACTCAAAGAGTTGTGCTTGAGCAAGTCTTTCGAGGGCAGTTTCTACTGTGATAAAGAGTCTTCTTACATTGATTCTATCAAAAGCAGATGAATATGAAAGACCTGTCTTATCTCCAAAGAGTAGGACACCAGTTCCTGGTTGATTAATAATCGAGTTTACTCTTGCTTCATAAAGAGTATCTCTTTGGGTCTTGCTTGGATTATATGCTAGTTTAATAGCATTGTTCAGAATTCCTCTTTGCTGTCCTGCAGGTGAGAACCATGGGAACTGATCAATGTCAGTTCTAACCATTAGACCAGCAACATCTGCGTTACATGGAATGTAACGGAAAACATTGTTAAATCTATCATAGGTATATTTGTAACCACTATCAAAGACAGCATATGAAGAGTTGGTTAATGAACTGAAGAATGTTACGATATTGTCTGTTTGTGTTGATGCATTTGTAATATCAACAACACCTGCTCTATGTGGAGAAACAACTGCAACACAATCCTTTCTCTCCCCTGCAATAGCAATCAACTTATTTGCCTTCGCTTGAGACTCTGCTAAAGAACTCAAACTTGGTCCATTGATTAAGAAGTTAACTTCTTGCTCATCTCTATTGGCAAATAAATCATATGAAGTTGACAAAGCACCTAAAGTTGCAGCCATTCCGCCACCAGAACTATAATCAACGCCACCAGCAAATGAATATGTTTTATTGCCAATTGCCGAGAACGTAATTCCCTGAGCGTTTTGTCCCCAGAGTCCGTTTGCTGTGCTTATTCCAGTAAATGATGCTGACTTTACTCCACTGTAAGTGGTGAAACCAGTTGCAACTGGTGTGGTTCCATGATAAGCATCTGCCGCAGCAGAAGGATTGTATCCAGCATAAACATAATTTGAGAAGTTTGCAAGATAGTTCTTGTACCAAACTTTAGTTGGTGAATTTGATGCAGAAACAGAATCAAGTGCTTTTGAAACGCTGAGATGTCTCTCTAGAATATTTCCTTGAATTCCTGTAACAGATCCAGTGTCATCAACAACAAGAATATGAATTGCATCATTCTTACCATTTCTGGTTGTTGAATATTGATTTGAAACTGGTTTTGGTGCAATTTGTTTCCAATAAACTGTTGAATTTGTTAATCCAAGAGTTTGAGCATTGTACCAGTCGGCAACAGAAGTAGCAGAGTGCGTTGCAACTCCAACACCAGAAGAATTAACAAATTCTACGTTTGTTGAAGATGAGAACGCTGCTAAAGAATTTGCTTCAGCATAATCAATTTGAGTTTCTGTTCCCGCTGAAGAAACCCTGGAAACAATTTTAACGTCAACACTAGTTGTTGTATCTGCCGTAGTAATCCCTGTAATAATACCCTTGATATATCCAGAAAAACTTGAAGTTGATCCAGCGCCAGCAATAACTCCAGAAATTGCTGCAGTTACTCCCATACCAACAGAAGCATTAATAAAATCTGTAGTGAATCCAATGGTCTGGTCCGCAAAATCATCAATAAAACAAACTTTTAAATTATTCGACCATGAACCTGGATTCTTTGCTGCATAAGTATACAGTACAGAGTCTCCAGAGTGATTTGCATTATAGTCATCAAAGTTTTTAATCTTTAATGAATCTGTTGATGCAGCTCCTACACCAGCATTTCCGTTATTAAGACTAGAACCATCAGTTCTAACTACCTTAAGAACTCCACCATAACTCAGGAAAGATGAAGCTGACATCCAGTATTCATACTGACTGTCTGTAGAAATTGGTCTGCCAAAAACATTAAGAAGTTGTTGTTCAGTTACAATATCGACTACTTCATCTACAGGACCAAGTGCAAAAGGTCCGGCGATTGCGCCAACATTAGCTTGTACATTATCAACTCTCCCAACAGTAAGGTCAATTTCCCTCGTAATTACACCAGGAGATAATTGAGGAGTCGCCATGTTTTTCTCCGTAAAGTCTCAGTTTATCTGAAAATATTTATTAAAACGTTACTTTTCGTGGGGGAAATGTGACGTGAACTACCAATCTGGATATTCCCACTTATCCAATACTTTTGATACCATTCTACTTGCAACTATCCTCTTTATAGCACATTCCTTACACTCATATGAATATGATGATGCCACAGGTCCTCTATCTTTTCTTGTTCTATAAAATTCGTCTATCAAGTTTTTCATTTCTCCACAAACTCTACACTTTCTATCTACGAGTAATAAATGTCCAAGTCTTATTTGCTTGTCTATTTCCATTTATTGATACTCCCACATGTATGACATATCTCCATACTCATCAGTAAACCATCTATCCCCACTAGAATCAACAAAACTGACACTATCACCAACTCCATCTACAATAAAACCAAAAGGTGCCATGTCTTGTTCTATTTGATTTTTTTGTTCTTCATATAACCTCTTTCTCACATCTTGGTCTGTTAGTTCTTTGAAATAATCTTGCGCAACTAGCCAAGCATAGATAACGAGACACATTGCTAAGTCATCATTGCAACCCTCTTCTGCTTCGAATGAATTGTGTTTTTGAATAAAGGTTGTTAGTTCTGAGATTGTATCATAATCATTCAAATATAGTTTATTTTCCTCAATCATAGTTTTGAGGTTTAGACATCCAACTTTTTTCACTGTCTTAGACATCTTAACTCCAAGTTGGGTTTTCTTTCCAGAAAATCCTTGGCCAACAATTTGTCCTGCTCTACCACGCATAGAGCACATTAAAAGATTGTTATACTCTAAATCATATTGAAGAATGCTTGCTACTTGATCCCCAACATCATTTACTTCACATAAAATATATGCATCATTATAATTTTTTGCAACATCATGTATGATGCTTGGGAACAGCATGGGTTTTATTTCATTATTTCGGTATTTTGCAACCATCTTATGTGGAAATTGGGTTATATCGACAACAGTAAATGCAGAATAATCATTTCCAACCCCTCTTGCAACGTCAACTGTAATCAAATAGTCATTATTTTCCACCACCTCTTCATAGACATCTAATCCAGCACTACGTGTCTTTGGGTGATCGTATACGAGACTTCTAAGTTTTGATGGTGCAATAAGTGTATCTACAGACCCTAGGAATTCGCATTCAAACTCAACTTTGAACTGTTGTTCTGAAGTGTTTGCAATTGTTTGTTTTTTCCACTCTTCATCTCTGCCTGGAACCTCGCTCCAATGAACATCAGTAAATACATATTCATTTTTTCCCTTCTCCGCATCGTGCCACATACGGTAGAAGTGATTCATACCGTGAGGTGTAGATACGATAATTACTTTTGTGTTTTTACCTGAAGTAATCGTTGGATATACTGATGCAAAGAATGAATCTGCAATGTGATTTGGAACGAATGCAAATTCGTCCAAGAATAGAATGTTAAATGACATTCCTCGGACAGCAGATGCTGATGTAGAAGCGGCAAGAATCTTGGAGCCATTCTCAAGTTCCAATGAACCTTTATTCCAAGAAATAATACCCTGCTGCATCCACTTCGGTAAGTTTTCGTATGCAGTTTGAAGTCTGTCAAGCAGTTCTCTAGCAGTTGCTGCTTTGTTTGCAAGAATACCAATATTTACGTTATCGTTAAAAACTGCATAATGTAGAAGAAAAGATACAACAGTTGTAGACTTTCCTGTCTGTCGAGGCATCTTACAGATGTTGAATCTGTGTTGATGGAAGTTGTTTACAAGTTTTTCCTGGAAAGGATACATCTTGAATGGTTGTAAACCATGGTCAAGAGTAACGATTTTTACGTAATTTTTTGCAAAATATACAGGGTCATCTTTACATTTGACAAACTCAAGAATTTGTTCTTGGGTAAACTCAATTGCAGTATTCGCTTTTTTTAGATTCGGATTACCAAGATAAACATCATTCATAATAAAACCTACCTATCAGTTACAATTCCAGCGTCTAAGTGCTTTGTTAATTCTTGAATCTGGATCTCTTGCAGTTTTTGAAGAAGTGAGTTTTGACTTCATACCTTTCATACGTCTGCAAAATTATTTAATACGATCAGCTCTTTTACCTGATGGATTTTTTTCCGTTACTGCTGTTTGGAGTTTTGAACCTGGATTTTCGCGACGATATGCATTAACAGCTTTTTGACTTAAACCATCAGTTTTATCTTGGCGATTAACTTTCTGCCAGTCTTCTACTTGAAGAAAAGACTCTCCTGGTTCAAGTTCAGTAACTCTAGAATACATCACTCTAGCCCCAGGATAAACCTTTTGAATTTGATCCTCTACTTCAGATTTATTTGGAAGTTTTGCTTGAGGAAAAAACATCTTGATTGAATAACTTCTCCCTCGCCAAGTGGCAATGACCATCATTAGGTTGCCAGTTTTTGCTTGAACTCTTGTTGCTTCATCCACCTGAGATTTGAAACCCTTAATTG